CAGCGCAGAAGCGAACCAGCTTCGCAGCGGGCCTTTCCGCAGTTCGATTCACGCGTAAGGGGGAGGGGGGGCTACGCCCCCCCTCCCCCCCGCGGGCGCGTGCGCGTGCGGGGCCCGGGAGCGGGCTGCGCATCCACTGAGCATGCGGCCTGCCGCCCGGGCGAGGCTGTGCTTCTGCGGGCCCCTGTTTCCGCTTGTTCATGCGGTTTCCTGGGTTTCATGGCTGGGCCTCGTTTCATATCCCTTCCGGTGGGACACGGGCGGGGCCTGGTCGCCTCTAAGCGTTACAGGATTCGTTACGAGGCGGATCCGTTACAGCACGGAGGTGTTACGGATGCAGAGATCCTGCGAGCGCTGCGGTAACGGCTTCGAGGGTCGTGTGGACGCACGTTTCTGCTCGCCCGCGTGTCGGATTGCGGCGCATCGAGCTGAGCGCGAGCAGGCCGCGACCGAGGAGCTAGCTCAGGCGTTGACCCCGGAGCCGCAGGGAGCACCTCAACCGCCTCCGTCTCCAGCACCTCCCCCGGTGAAGTCTTGGGCGACGTCCGAGTGGGGTCGGAGGGAGTGGGATCGCGTCGCGCACGTCGAGCTTCCCCCGGACATCGCAGACCTCTGGGGCGGCAACGACGAGGATCTGTACACGGCGAGGGCCTTGATCGACGCCTGGGGCCTGGAGGCGTTCAGACGTTCGCAGCTTCACCGTCAGGCGATCGAGGAGAGGAAGCTGCGCGCGAGGAAGCTCGCGGCGCGCGGGAACCTGTAGCTACCGCGGGTTTCTGTGCGAGGAGGTCGCGTCGCTTTGAGGCGCGTCGACTCGCTCGAAGGGAAGCTCGTGTTCGCGCATCGCCTTCTCGATGCTGCGGAGGATCTCGGGGTTGTCGGTTTCGGGGGCGAGAACGACGAGCGTGACGTGCTGGCCGTCGATCTCGATCTCAGCCCTCCAGGTGATCACTTCTGCGCCTCCCTGCAGATCGGGCATCCGTCCGGGTTGCCGAACCCTTCTCGGATCGCCTCCTCGGACAGGTTGTCGATGTTGTGATGCGCGACGAGGCTGCGTCGTTGACGCTGGGCGTGGTAGGCGAGCGACTTCATGACGGCGAGCGGCGAGGGCTGCTTGTCGGCCACGGTCGACAGGGGAAGATCTCGGAACGAGGAGTACATCCTCATCCAGGAGAAGCAGTCGTCCAGGCTGAGCGGCTCACTCATCGGTCGCCTCCGGGTTCGCAGCCCTCACCGTGTCCCATGCGCCACCTTGCGAGTCCCACAGGAACCTCTGACGCTTGCCGCACCGTGCGCAGACCCGCGATCCGACGATCGGGGCGAGCGAGAACGGGGCCGGATCGGCGTTCGTGCGCTTACCTCCACGCCACTGGTGGAAGCCAATGCGGCACCAGTTCATTTCGCCTCCGGGGTCGTAGCCGCGTCGAGGATCGTTTGCGCGTAGACGGCCATGTCGACGGCGTCCTTGCCGGTGGAGCGTCTCTCCCAGTTCGGGTTGGCGAGCTTCTCTAGCCCCCAGCGCAGATGATCTCGCTCCTCCCGCAGCTTCTCGTTCTCGCGCGCGTACTCTTCGCAGCGCGAGCAGTAGGCGGTGCCTTCGTCGCCTTGCACGATCACGTCGTCGCCTCCAGGATCAGCCTCACCTCGGCGCACAGGCGCTTGTGCCCCGCGAACGCTTGAGCTTCGGTCGCGTAGCGCTCCGTCTCGACGCCCTCGTGCTCGTCCCCTTCTTCCTTGAACACCATCGTCTCGAAGATGATCGGCCGGTAGTTCCCGGCGTCGAACCAGGGGCTGTGGAAGCCGTGGTCGATCCCGAGCCAGACCGTCGAGACGAAGTACGGCCCGACGTGGTCTTGCTTCAGCACCTGGTACTCGGGGTCTTCCATGAGCATCCCCCACTGCCTCATGGTGAGGGGTTCCCCGTCGCGGTCGTAGTGCTGGCCAGCGTAGAGGTCGTCCCAGATCGCCTCGTGCTCCTCGGGACCCCGGAGGCCGAGTTCCAAGAGCCTCTTCATGGTGCGCTCACTCGGCATGTTCTTGTTCACGCGCGCGCGAGGGAAGGTGGTACGCCTCGCCTGACCGGATCAGGTTGCGCGCCACGAGCGTGTCGACCAGCCACTCCTCTTTGCGGGGTGCGGGCGGGGCGAGGCCGAGTTCACGTTCGAGGCGGCGGATGCGCTGGTAGTCAGGCTTCTTGCGTCTCATCATCCTCCGGGGGGTAGGCGATCATCGCCATGGCGGTTCCCGAATAGCCGACGAGGCAGACGGGGCACAGGTAGCCGTCGGTTCCAGGGATCGTGTCCATGATCCTTCCGCACTTCGGGCACGGGTAGTCGGGCTGAGTCTCGGGTGCGTCCTCCACGCCTGGTACTGTGCCAGCGCCCCGGGCCGGAGGCGACGTGTTCTCACTGCAAATGAGCAAACGCGCGTCGCCACAACATGACCGGGGCCCCGTTTCCCTCTTTGCGTTTCGTGCAACACTCTATGAGTGACGGTCATGGTGGCGCTCACCTGGGAGGACCAGCTTCGTCAACTGCACCCGGCGATCGACTGGGAGCAGCCGCTTGAGCTGTGGTCGACTTTCGACGGGGTGCAGGCCCGCGTGCTCGCCTGCAAGTTCTGCGCGAGCAGGTTCGGGCCGTCCCTCGACGCGAGCTTCAGCACGTTCGAGGAGTGGCGGTTCCACATGCGTCACGAGCATGAGCGGTAGCCGAAGCAGACGACGGAGACGGGGTGCCGCAAACCCCGCCTCCGCCGGTCGACGCTGAGGGCGGTCAGCTCCCAGCCGTCGCGCCGCAGCCGTTTCCACTCTTCGATCTTCCCGACCAGCGCCCGGTTAACCTCGACCCGTTCGATCATCCATTCAGCGGGGGGCTGTCCCGTTGATCCAGGCACGCCGCATCATGGTCGCCGCGGGCGCGCCGATCCGGTGGTAACGCCGGGTCAGCTCGCCGGTCGCCAGCATCAGCTTCTCCGCTGACAGCTTCGAGAGCAGCTCACGCTCGTCCGGGGCGAGGTCGCCGAGCGCGATCTTCCGCCCGATCGGCGTGAGCCGCCACATCCGGAAATGCTCCTTCGTGTTGTCGTCCTGCCGTTCGAGGATCTCGTAGCGTCTCAACCACGAGAACCGCGACCCGACGCACTGTAAAGCGTGCTCATGGTCGAGGTGCATCGCCTCCGAGACGCTGAACGTGTCGACCCAGCCGGTCTCGTCTTCGACGTCGAGGATGATGTTGAGCAGCTCCCGGTCGGAGAACTCGACGAGCCGCAGGGAGTGCGGCCTACGATTCGTCGCCATTCATCACCTCCGGCATCAGCGTGTAATGGTTCGGGGGCGGGCCTTTCTCCTCGGGGTCGAGTCTCCGTCGCCCCAGGAGACGGATCTGCTGCGCATCCCGGAGATCCTTGAGGGCGTACTGCACGGTCGACTTGTGAAGCCCGACCACGTCGGATAGCTCCTGCGTCGTCCAGGTGCGATCCCCGCCCTCTCGCATCGTCGAGATGATGCGGGCGATCGTGTCCTCCGAGGTGTGCTGATGAGACCTCCGCGACTTCCCCTTCACCTGGATGCGCGGCACCGGGTTGAGCGCGCGCTCGGCGGCGCGAAGCACGTTCTGCGCCCCACGTAGTTCCTGTTCAAGCTCGTTCACCTCGCGCATCCTCTCCGCCTTGTAGGCGGCGATCTCCGCGAGGATCTCGCTGCGGCGCATCTCGATCGACGCGACCTCGTCGTTGAGTGGTTGCAGGATCGCGTGCAGGTGACCGGCGAGACGGCCACCGTGGTCCTCCCCCATAAGTGTTCCTCCTAGTCGATGATCGTCACGGATCATAGGGGCCCGACGCGACGGACGCGACAGTAGTGTGCCAGCGCTCGCACGCTAATCTTCGAAGCTGTCAACTCGGGTTCCTCCTACGTTCCGCGAGCTGACACCGCCGGGGGCCCTTCGGGGCCCTCGCGCGTCTCTAAGGGAGGCTCATTGCCTTACGCGCGCACCACCTGGGCGAACGGGATGCCGATCGATCCCGCGAGGATGAACAACATCGAGGACGAGCTTGTCCTCCTGGACGGCAGGCCCGTCACGCCCTCGACGGTGAACGGGAAATGGCTGAAAGGGGTGGGAGGCGTTCCGGTGTGGAGCGACATCACCACCGCCGACATCACCGACAGGGCTACGGCCGGTGGGGTGGCGACCCTGGGCAGCACCGGGCAGTTGACCGCCGCGCAGCGGCTGAGCGTTGGCCCGAACCCGCCCGGCTCCCCGATCGACGGCGACCTCTGGGCAACGCCCTGCCCTACGGGGGGGATCTGGCTGTTCCGCTACAACGCCGCCGGGGGCACGTACAAGTGGGACTTCGTGGGCGGTCCGCCCGTCTATCAGATGGTGGACGCGTCGCAAAACACGAACTCAACGACCGCCGCCGACCTTGCGACCGTCGGCCCCCAGATCACGCTTCCCCGCCTGGGCGAGTACTGGACACAAGCATCCGCAATGGCGATCCAAACGGGGACGGCGCAGTCGGCGAACGTCGGCATCCAGTCGCAGACCGGCATTCTCAGCGCTTGCATGCTGAGCGGCGCGGGCAACGGCTGGGTGAACTCCTGTGCCGGATCCTGCTTCTACGTGAACACCACGGCGAACTTCGTCGCCAAGCTGCAGTACTACTCGTCCGGCGGCCAGACGGTGAACTTCCAGATGCGTCGCCTCTGGGCCTGGCCGATCCGCGTCTCCTAAGGAGGCAACCATGACCCTCACCTTCTCAGACGTGTGCATCTTCGCCATCGCGCTGGCGCTCTGGCTGATCTTCCTCTTCGGCGCGAACGTGGTCGGATGAGCGTCCCCGAGGAACCGGTCAAGCAGGACACAGGCCCGCCCCAGCACCCCTTCAAGGTGTACACGATGAACGCGGACGACACGAAGAACACGTTCGTCGGCGGCAGCTACGACAACATCAGCGCGGTCACGATCGCCTGCGCGATCTGGACGTCGAGCCAGAACTACAACCCGACGACCGGCTTCGCGGTCGGCGTATACGACGACACCGACACGGTGATCGCGTTCCTGGGGAGGCGAGATGAAGAAGTCAGCCCGTAACGCCAAGGTGAAGACCGTGATGCACGAGTTCAAGAAGGGCCAACTGCACAGCGGCTCCGCGAAGGGGCCGGTCGTCAAGAACAGACGTCAGGCCGTGGCGATCGCCATGTCCGAGTCGGGTCAGGCGAAGCGCAAGCGCAAGAAGTGACCACCCGGATCTCGCACTACTACACGCACCTGCTCGAAGACGGGTACGCCATCGTGGCGGTCGACTGCTGCGGCAAGCTCGCCTTCAAGGACTGCCCCGCTGTCGCAGAATGGCGTGACGAGCTACGCCAGCAGGCGCGCATGGACAAGATCAAGGTGAGGACGCGCGTGGCCCCGTGGAGCAAGCGGGTGCTCGCCGTGCGGCTCGACTGGGCACCAGGCGACGAGGAGCGCAACATCATCCTCAGGGAGACGGGCTTCCATGTCTGCTGGCACGCTCCGGCCGACCAGACGATCGTGGACCTCCCCACGCCGTACTGTCCCTGGTGCGGGCTGTTCGTCGGTTGGCCCGACTGATGTGTCGCCCGATCGGCTCGCCGCGCTCGGCTCGTTCCTGTCCGGTGTGGCGAGCGTGATCACCGCAAGCTGGTACGTGCGCCGCGTGCGCAAGCGCGCCAAGCAGGACTGCGATCAGCGGCTCGCCGACTTCGAGCACGCGATGCGTGCAGGCGTCGAACTGGGGAGGGAGCATGAGCAGGCTTAGCGGTCTGTGGCCGCTCGTGCTCGCGCTCGCGCTCGCCGGGGGCGCAGGCTTCTTCGCCGCCACCGCGCTCTCGACCGGCGAGCAGGCGACGCGCACGATCACGATCAATGTCGCGCACGGGCCGCCAGGGCCACCAGGCCCGAAAGGGCCGCAGGGTGACCGTGGGCCAGCAGGCCCCGCGGGGCCGAAAGGCGACACCGGCCCGAAGGGCGACACTGGGCCCCAGGGCCCAGCCGGTCCCGCGGGGAGCTTCAGTTGCCCGGACGGGTTCAGCCCCGCCGACGTGGTGATCAACCACCCGGGCGGACAGGACACGCTCTACACCTGCGTGAAGGACTAGCGGCCCTACTCGGTTCCAGCGCTGAAACCGCGCTCGACGGGTTCACCCGTCTAGAACTCCCGTCACCACCCGTCGCCCTTGGCCTTCGGACGCCCTCGGGCCGCGACGGGATTCTAGTCAGCGACCAGGGAGGCAGCCCGTGAAGGTGCTTGCCGTCACTGTGTTCACGCTGTACTTGACAGCGTTCGCGCTAGCTGTTACGCGCGCGCACGCGTCAAGCGAAGAACCGAACCGCACGCTCGGCTGGGGCCAGGTGCGGTTCGAAGGACTCGGCCCCGAGCGCTGGGCTCAGCGCTACCGGCAGGAGCATGAGCGGACGCTGCAGCTTCGAGCGCAGCTCCGGCACCGTTGGCACCCGACCGTCAGCTACGCGCTGCGCCTGGCGAGCGCCGTGTCCGGGGTGCCGCTCTCCGATCTCACCGCCGTGTCTCGCTGCGAATCGACCTTCAACCCGTACGCGACGAACGGCCGCTACCTCGGCCTGTTCCAGCTCTCCTGGTCGCCGTTCGGGTTCTCGCCGTTCGACCCGATAGCGAACGCGCTGAGCGCGGCGCTCACCGTCAGGCGTGACGGCGGCTGGCGGCAGTGGTCGTGTCGTCCCTGACACTCAGAGCGCTGGGCTGTTACCCTAGGGTTGGTTGATAGATGTGGCCGAGCGGCTCCTTCGGGAGCCGTTCGCGTTAAGCGACGCTTCGCTTGAGTCCGCGAAGCGTTGAGGCCGGGATGCCGAGGGCATCCGCGAGCTTCTTCTGGGTGATGCCCTCGCGGGCACCAGTCTCGACGAGACCGGCTGCCATCTCCTGCAGCTCGGTCATGATCGCCCGGATCGAGTTGAGGGCAGGAAGCGTCTCCTCGTCCTCGACTCGTAGTTCGAGCTGGTTGGCATGCGCTACGACCCGGTGAGCGCGCACCGCTATGTCTGTCCAGTCGACTGCCATCAGAACCTCATCAGTTCCTGGAGGCTACGCGGCCCGGGCTTGCCGCCCTGGGCCTTGATCCTCCGGTCGTGGGCGCAGCCTTGCTTGTCGCGGCAGAGGTAGCCGCCCTTGGGGCTGCGGCGGAACGACGAGGTCGCGGCCTCGTGGCCGCACTTGTTGCATGTGGGCATAACTGACTCCGTTCTGCCCAGCGCTCTGAGTTTTCAAGGATCAATGTCGAAGTGAATCCGACACACACATTTTACCAGGGCGTTTTTTCTGCTTTACACAAAAACCCGCTCTTTGCGAAAACGAAATGGTCGCCAGCCCTGTAAACAAGCCAATGTAAAATCTGCATTGCGGGATTTGGAGGTTGCCTGTGGCGACAACGCTGAAGGGCGCGAATCCCGAGGTCGTCGAGGCGATCAAGAAGGAGTACGCGAAGCGCCTCAACGAGCGCGCCGAGGCGCTCAAGCACCCGGCCGGTCTCCTCGACTTCGTGCAGTGCGTGGACGCGAAGACGGGGGAGCAGTTCAGCTTCACGCTCACCGACCCCGGGGCGGGCTGGTACTGGCAGCGTTCCACGCTCGACCAGTGGATCGAGCGGCCCCTCAACCTCGTCCTCAAGGCGAGGCAGATCGGGATCACCTGGCTCGCCGGAGGCTACGCGCTCTGGAAGCTGCTGACGAAACCAGGCACACGCGCGCTGGTCGTCTCGATCAACGAGGACGAGGCGATCAAGGTCGTCAACCGCATCTACGACATGTTCAACTCGCTCCCGGAGCACCTCCGCTTCGAGGTCGAGATCACGAAGCCCTCCCGGGGCGCGCGCCCCACCACCCTGATCGAGTTCACCTTCCCGGACGGGAAGATCAGCTCACTGGTCGGCATGCCCTCGACGAGGCGTGCGGGCATGGGCGAGACCGCGACGATCGTCCTTCTCGACGAGTTCTCGCGCCACGAGTACGCGCGCGACTCCTGGAAGGCGATGTTCCCGGTCGCCGACAACGGCGGCCAGATCATCGTCATCTCGACGGCGAACGGTGTCTCGAACGAGCAGACCGGCGAGGGCAACTTCTACCACCACCTGTACGTGAACGCGGAGGCGTACGGGATCCACACGCAGTTCCTCGCCTGGGACCTGCACCCCGACCGGGACGAGCGCTGGTACGAGCACGTCGCCAAGGCGCTCCCCCCGTCCGACAGGGCGGAGCAGTTCCCGCGCACCCCGTCCGACGCATTCCTGAACACGGGGGAATGCTGGTTCGACCTGGAAGCGCTCGCGCACTACGCGGAGAAGCCTCTCAAGGTGATCCAGCCGTCAGGACGGATGCGCTTCTTCCCGGACGCGACCGGCCGCAAGGCAAAGATCCACTGGTCGGAGCAGGGCTGGATCCGCGTGTACGCGAAGCCGAACCCGGAGCACGAGTACGCGATCGGCTCCGACTGCGCCACCGGTCGAGGCTTCGACTACAACTGCGCGTTCGTCGTCGACCTCCAGACCATGGATCTCGTCGCGGAACTGTACGGGAAGTTCGCGCTCGACGAGTACGCGGAGCAGCTCCACTACCTGGGCCGCTGGTACAACACGGCGCGCATCGCCGTGGAGATGGGCGGCGGCTACGGCGAGCCGGTGATCATCTCCTTGCGGGACGGCCGTAAGGGCAGGCCCACCTACCCGAAGATGTACCGGCACCGGATCGAGGACCGGGCCGACCGTCACGAGCTGGCGAACTTCGGCTACCCGATCAACACGAAGACCCGGCCGCAGCTCATCAACCAGATCGAGCAGGCGATCCGCGAGCGCACCATCGAAGCGCTCCCCGAGGAGCTGCTCATGGAGTGCCGCACGTTCGTACGCCAGAAGACCCTCCCCAGCCCCAGGGCGCAGGAGGGCGCGAACGACGACCGCGTCATGGCCTTCGGCCTGGCGCTGGAGATGTACCGCCAGTTCGGCACGCACGAGAGGCGCGTCCGCCGCACGGCGAAACGCAAACCGCACATGTACGCCTGGGAGAGGAAAAGGAGGGTGGCATGAGTTCCATGATGGATCTGGCTGCGGCGCTCGGAGGGGGTCCTGGTGGGCCGCCACCCGGGCCCCCTCCGGATGGCGGGGCGGCAGCGCCCGACGATACCGGGCAGGGCGGCGGGGACTACGCCACCTCGCTCGACGCGCTCGACGACGCCGAGCAGGCGCTGCACGCGTTCATCCAGCTCGACCCCGACGAGGTCGACAGGGCGCAGGCGGCGAAGGCCCTGCAGATCGTGCTCGGCCTGAAAGGCGCGAACCAGAAGAGCCAGCAGGCCGGGGACATGAAGAGCCTCGCCCGCGCGCTGCAGAACACGCCGGGGCCGGTCGGTGGCTGAGACCGACCCGTACGATCGCACCAAGCTCGACAGCGCCGTCCGGCTGGTCGTGAAAGCGGTGGAGGACTGCGAGCGCCGCTACCACGACGCGTTCGTGGAGCGGGTGGAGCGACGCTACGACGCCTACCGTGGGCTCGCCGAGGAGACCCCGGACTCGGACGACGAGAACGACTGGCGCACCCAGATCACCACGCCCTACGTGCTCCAGACCTGCGAGGGGATGTTGGCGACCATGCTGGAGCCGAACCCGCGCTTCAACGTGATGCCGCGCCCGAAGCCGGAGGAGCCGCTCCAGCTCGTCCTGGAACGGGTCGGGAAGATCGAGGCGATCAAGGACACGCTCACCTACGCGCTCGACCGCGACCAGTTCGCGCTCAAGCAGCGCGACTTCATGCAGCAGGACCTGATCGCGGGGATCACCGTGCTCAAGGACTACTGGCATTCAGAGCGCCGCGACGTGATCGAGCTGGGCCCCGACGAGATCGCCATCCACGACCAGTTCGGCACCCAGGTCGACTCGATCTACTCGACGAAGGAGCAGGTGACGAAGGACGCGCTGATCCGCGACGACGCCTGCTCCGAGGTCAGGGACGTCCGCGACTTCTTCTGGCCCTCCCAGGCCCCCTCCGCCTCGAAGGCCGAGTACCTGATCGACCGCACCTGGGAGAGCTACGCCGCCCTGGAGCGCATGCAGGCGCAGGGGATCTACAAGAACGTCGAGCAGCTCAAAACGCAGGGCTCCGTCACCCGCATGGGCGACATCACGAAGCGGGAGCGCAGGCTCCGCGGCGTCGACCGCACCCAGGACCTGTGCGAGGTGCTCGAATACTGGACGCCGGAGCGCGTGATCACGGTCGGCAACCGCACCGTCCTGCTTGCCGACCGTCCGAACCCGTTCTGGAACGGGCGCATGCCGTTCGTCGTGTGCAGCTCGATGCCGGACGCGTTCCAGATCCCCGGCATCTCGGTGGTCGAGGCCTTGGCCCAGCTCCAGGAGATGCTGTGGACGCTGCAGAACCAGCGGCTGAACGTCGTGAAGCTGCTGGCGAACGTGATCACCCTGATCCGCTCCGACGTGGACGACATCGACGCGTTCGAGTACGCGCCGCTCGCGCAGTGGCTGGTCGAGGACGTCGGCCAGGTGCAGACGCTCCCGATCGACCCGACCGTCGCCTCGATCACGTTGCAGTCCGAGCAGCTCGTGAAAGGCGACCTGCAGAACATCATGGGCGGGCTGCCGATGGCCTCGGGCGCGGACTCGCAGACGATCGACCAGCAGACCGCGACCGGCGTGTCGATCATCACGACGATCGCCCAGCGGATCATCCAGGCGCGCAAGCAGCACTACCTGTGGGCGTACGCGCAGCTCGGCAAGGACTTCCTGCTCCTCTGGCAGCAGTTCATGCGCGAAGAGGAGCGCGTCGTCCGGGTGCTCGGCCCGCCCGGGGCGCAGAGCTACCGCACCGTCAGCCCACTCGACATCCAGGGCGACTACGACATCACCATCGACGTCACCTCGGACTCGCTCATGCGGCAGGAGCGTCGCGCCGAGGCGCAGTCCCTGTTCCAGATCGCCGCCCAGTTCCAGCAGGTGATGGCGATGTCGGGCGCGCCCTTGAACCTGAAGGCGTTCATGAACAAGGTGCTCGACGCCTACGACGTGCTCGACAAGGAGCGCTACTTCTTGCCCGCCCAGCCTCCAGGGGCGCTGCCTCCGCCTCCCCCAGGTCAGCAGCCTCCTGGTGGGACCCCCGCCCCGCCCTCGAACGGGGCGGGGGTCACCAACACCGCGCTCGCCGCAGGGCCCACCTCGCCGAACGCGGATGTCAGCAGCTCGCCTGAGACGGCGATGGCGCAGATG